AATGTGGTTGTCGCCAAGCGGAATGGAAATGTTTGCGCCGCTTGAAATCAGATCGAGGGTGCTGCCGTCGTAAATGTTGAACAGGTATGTTCCGGCAGATCGTTCCAGCGCATAGAGGCGGCCATCCGCACCGACCGCCATGCCGTGACAGGTATTGTTCGCATCGGCTGTTTTCAGCTTGAAATCCACCCCGCCGACGGTGAATGTGCCTGTCTCGGCGCCCGTATAGACGACCGCACCTGCAGCGATTGCCCCGATGTAGCCGAATTCGCCGGTCGTTTCGCCGCCAGCGCGACGATAGAGAAGCGTGCCTTCGTAGGAAATTCCGAATGTGTAGGCGTAGTCGTTCGCGGTGGATGCCTTGTCGCACATGAAGACGCCGTTTTCCACGCGCGGATTGAAATCCCCGTATTCAGTTGAAACCGCCCCGGGATAGGTGTTGGTGTCCGGCAAGACTTCGTCGTCATAAAGCAACTGTTCGTACTGCGTTACGGTGGCCGAATTGAGGATTTCCGCCTTGACCTGCATGCCCATCAACGTGTTGCCATAGTCGGCCATCGGCCAATCCTTGAACACGATGTAATGCAGCCCGCGATAAGCTGGCGCATGGGTGGCTCCCATGTCGGCCTGGATGCGGTCGTCTGGCAACTGGCTGGCGCTGCCGAGGTACATGCTGAGATAGCCTGAAACATCGCCGTTCGCCATCTTGGCGCCGATGGTGCCGGCGGTCGGGTCATAGACCAGATTCCCGTTGCACCAGATGCGCCCGAAGGCGGAAATCTCGCCTTCGCCGAAGCCAATGGCGAAGGTGCCATAAACTTCATCAGGAGTAGGCTTCGATCCGCCGCCCTTGCCGCCGCCGTCGTTGCCGGTTTCAAGCCGGAGTTGGTTGCCTTCCAGCCAGAACAGGTTGCCATAGGTCGCATAACAGCCATCGCCGCTGGTGAGCGGGGCGCCGTAGGTGGAAGTCTGGACGGTGAGGTCGACTTGCGGATGGTTTCCCTTGATCTTTGGAGGGTCAAGGTATCCGCCTACCATCATGCCGATCTGGGCGCCGATGACCGGCCCGACCGGCGTGAAGAATCCGACTATGCCACCGACCAGCCCGCCAGCGGCCTGACCAACGGTACTCATGCGGCCCCCACGAAGCGATAGACGCGGACGATGCGCGCGCGCCATTCATCGGTCAGCACATGCTCACAAACCATTCTCGCTTGCGTCCAGGCATGGACGATGCCTTCGGCTTGGTAGATCGGGTTGAACCCGACAAAGATGGCAAGGTGCTGCGGGTCGCTGGCGAACTTCATCAGCAGCACGTCACCAGGTTGCATTTCGGATAGCTTTACGCGCACCAGGCACGGCTGCGCATCTAGCGCAGACTCAAGCAGGCCATTGGACGGATGCGCGCTGTAGCCTTGCTGGTCAAGATAATCGGCGCCGGTGGCATCTGCCACAGCGACTACCAGACCGGCACAGTCAAGCGCCTTGCCCGGCATGCGGCCCTGATGGCGAAATGGCGTTTCGATTTGCTGGCGAGCGGCTGCAATGATCTGTTCGCGCATTATTGGCCGCCAATCGTCGCGTAAGTGCTGCCCGCCGGAATGCGCGTGAAGCCGAAGAAGTTGATGATGTTCGACTGGGCAATACAGTCGGCTTCACGGCGCCGGCAGCCCTTGACCATCACGTAGGCATCTGTCAGAAACGGCGCGTAGTAAAGCGGATCGAATAAGGTGATGGTTCCATCGGCGCCGTAGCTCTTGATTGCCATCGGCTGCAGGCCGACGTTCGGCCCGCTGGTGAAATAGATCGACCCGGCACCGAACCAGTCCGCCGCTTCCGTGCGGGCAGAATCTCGAAATACCCTGCTACTAGAAAGGTGTGTCAGCGTGCCGCTGACGGTGACGCTGGCGAGGCTGATACCGCAGGCAGCGCTGCCGTAGATGCGCTGGCAACCGGGCGTATATACGCCGCCGACCACCTGATTGATCGCGTCGACCAGCCCCATGCCCTCGATCCGGTACTTGTGGTCGATCAGCGTTGTCTTGCCGAAGAAGCCGGCGGCGACCGGCTCATAATCTTCGATTGGTGCCAGAAAATTGCACTTGAAGATATAAACGCGGGCGTTGTCGAAAACGCCTGACGACAGGGTGTCGCGCGTGACGCCGCCGACGGCGACGATGCCTTCCAGGTCAATGGCAGACGGCGACATGGAAGAAGACGATGACATTGCCGTAGGCTCGTAGCCATAGTCCGTCTTATAGACGGCGCCGTTGCTCATCACCAGATCGAACGGATAGGCCGTCAGGCGTACGACAGTGCCATTGACGCATTCAATCCGCACGCAGGTAACGGACGTTTCCCAGGGGGCGACGATTGATTTCATGGATTCAGCAGCTCCTCGAACTGGAGCGACTCGACCGGGCGATAGCCGGGATAATCCATGCCGACCGGCAGCTTGGTGATGAAATGGATGGGGAAGTCGAATTCACAGCCGGCGGTGACGACTTCACCCGTCTGCGGACGGGTATGCACGACGCCACCGCTGGTATAGGTGGAAAACGCCGTCGAATTAATGTTGACCGTGATCGTCGTGGTTCCGGTGGCGGTAATCAGCGCCCGCTGCCCGTTGATCTGCGTCATGCCGGCGACGCCGGAGACCTGGACGGACATGCCGGTGACGAAGGGGTGGCCGGCGCCGACATCAATCACGGCCTGCGCGGCTTTGCTGATGCCGGTCACGGCACGCGTCAGATCGGCGGCCAGGGTGACCAGGCCGGTGGTGGTGTCGACCGACCAGTCGGCGCTGCGGATCTCCGTCTGCGTCGATCCGCTGGTGATGCCGACCCTGGTCGTGCCGGCCACCGGCTTTTTCAGCTTGCGATGCGGATAGCCAATCGACAGGCCCGGTTTGTCGGTGCCGTAATACTTGCGCAGTTCATAGACACCGGTGGAGATCAGGCCCATCGGCTGGTCGAAGGCCGTGGGCGTGCCTTTCTGGCCGTTGGTCGAGTATTCGTCGAAGCAGCGGGCGCGGAATCCGGCCAGCGTGCCGTAGGCGCGCATGTAGGTATTGACCAGTTCGGGCCACAAAGTCGCCACGTCAAGCATCCAGCTTGAATCGAAGGTGCGCACCGGGAACGGGTGGATCAGCCAGCCGTAACGCGCCCCGCCCGCCGTTTTGCTGTCATCGACGGCGAATTCTTCCGTCCAGGTTGATCCGTAGCGGATCATCTCGGACAAGCGCTCTTCCAGGAAATAGCCCATCAGTACCTCCCGGCGGCAGCCATGGCGGCAGCGGCGCTGCGGTAGCTACTGGCCGCCGCGCGCTTGACGGTGGGCGCATCGGCGGCGCCGTAGAAGTGCATGGTTTGGTGGATTTGCTGGCTGTTCTGCATCCCCGGCCTGTTCTGCGCCGCCGGGACGATGCGCTCTCCCTTGTGGATCTGCGCGACCATGTCGCGTGGCACGTAGTCGGTGCCGACGTCGAAGCTGGGCAGGATGTCTTTCAGCACGCCTAATGCTGAGCCGACCCAGCCCCCGACTTCGCCGGTCTTGCCCATGTCGCCGAACATGAGGTTGCCAAGCTTGGCAGCACTGGCATCGGCGGCCATGCGCTGCAACGCCTGCCCCCACTTCTTCGCCATGCCGTCGACCCCTTCGGAAAAAGGATCGTAGAGAAAATCGGCAAGTGTGTTTTCAATATTTTTGACGGCGCTTTTAGTGAATTCATCCATCTCGCCAGTCGCTTCTTTTGTCTTTTCGGAGACCTTGTCGAGGCGGGCGACGACGGCTTCGAGGTATTGCTCTTCGCTGATGCGGCCTTTTTCGAGCGCGGCAGTCATGAACTGCATGTCATCGCGCACGGCTTCGAGCTTGGCGGTCGAGGTGTCGTCGAGCAGCTTGTTAAGGCGGGCGAGTTCGTCGGCGGCGGCTTTGGCGGCGCCGCTGAGATCGTCGCGCACGGCCTGGACGATGGCCGGGTCGAGGCCGGCGTCGGCCAGTTCGTCCAGCTTCTGCAACTGGCGCACCAGTTCGGCGGCCTTGACGATGTCGGTCTTTTCAATCGCCGAGGCGATCTTCTGGGTCAGTTGCAGGTCGTAATCGGAAAAATTGGCGTTGCCGTCTTTTGCGGCGCGGCCCTTGCCACTGGCCTTGGCCGAGGCGCCACCGGTGAAATTGAGCTTCTTTTTGGTGTCGACCGCAGCAGCGCCGGTGCTTTTGAGCTTGGCGATGTTTTCATCCAGCGCCGTGGAAAACAGCTTGCGCGAAAGGATGGCTTCGCGGTCGACCTGGTACATCTTTTCGATTTCGGAGACCTGGCCGAAATTGCCGGACATGACGGCAGCGGCTTGCGCACCGAGCGCGCCCAACCCTTTGCCGACCACCTGCGTAATGCGGATCACGCCATCAAAAGCGTCGATCACAAAAGCAGCGGCGCGGGCGGCGCCTTCGGCCCAGGACTGAATGCTGCCGTCGGCTGCCAGATCCTTGGCCGCGCCGCGCACGCCTTCGGTGCCGTTGATCATGTCGACCATCGTCTTGACGAAGGTATTGGCGATTGGCAGCACTTCGGCGCTGATGGTCTTGGCGACGGCGGACTGCGCCAGCGCCAGGCGCTTGAGGTTCTTTTCGTATTCTTCGGCGGTGGCGGCCTGCTCGCTGGTAACCTTGACGACCAGATCGCCGCTGGCGGCAAGGTCTTTCAGGTAGGGCAGCAGTTGCGCGCCGGATTTTCCGAGCAGCTGGGTGGCGATGGCCGTCTTGCCGGCGCCGTCTTCGTATTCGGCGAGGCGATCGGCCAGCAGCTTGAGCTGATCTGACGTATCGAGCAGGCGCATTTCGGCGGGGTCGAGGCGCAGGGCCTTGAATGCGGCGCCGGAGTCACTCGCCTCGTCGCCGACCAGCGCGGTCGACTTGGCCAGCTTGACCATCGCGCTTTCAAGTGAGCCAATGTCGGTACCGCTGACCTTGGCCACCGCAACCAGCCCGGACACCTTCTCGGTGGTGCTGCCGACGATTTCGCCGAAGTCATCGAGCCTGGCGGCGCCTTCGACATAGCTATCGAACACACCCTTGAGTGCGCCGACGGAAAGCGCGCCGGCCATGCCGGTGAGGACGATTCCGACACCGGTGAAGGCGGACTTGATCTTGCTGGCCGCGCCTTCGGAAAGGCTGGCCATAGTCTTCATGTCTTTCTCGAAACTCGCCAGGCGCGCCTCGAGATCGATCGACAGTTTGGCAATCGGCATGTCAGGTTTCCGTTGAAGGCTTGGAGAGGACG